GGCAGTAGCAGAGGTTACATGTATGCGTGGCTCACGCTAACGTGTACAGCTACAGCATAGCGCCGCAGAGTGCTAGCTGTAGGCAGTAGGACTGGCCAACGATTCGCTCCCGGCAACCAGTCTAGTAGTGAAGAACCCAAGTCTAAACGGCAAGGGTTCTTGATCCCCACCCGTAAATCCGATTCGCTCCCGGTAGGTGGGGATTTTTTTTGATTGAATCATCAGGGGTCGGTCGGCAAGAGAAAAAGATTTTGTTGAGGGGGGTCGGGGTATACATTATCTATATGTTGTATTTTTGCAACAGCGCAAGCCTTTTTCCGCCCGCTAAAAAAGAGGGGTGTTGCCAAATCACCACCCTAAAAGTTTAAGTACTTTACTTTACTTTTTTTCGACGCAGAAATTTGCCCAGCAAAGGACCCCGTTGGGGGACTTGTGTTATGCAGGAGTGCCCCAACTACTACTTGAATTCTCTCCCACACCAATCACACATGCTGTTACTGTAGTATATTCAATCAATGTCCATGCTCCAGTTTTTGGATTAACTGTGAGTACAGTGCTGGTACCTTGTTCACTAGTGGCACCACGCCATTGCGGAGTTTCCCCAAATTCTTCCATCATGGTACGAAATACCTTTTCAGTATTATCACATACTACTGGCTTGTTCAATCTGCGTGTTTGTGCGGTGGCTGTAGTCAACACAGCTACCATGACGAGTAGGGCTAAAATGTTCTTCATATGGTATTTAAGTACTTCCCCAAATTTTTTTGCGCACAGAATTTCTCCGGCCCAGAACCCATTCGCATAAGTACTAGCATGAATAATGACATGTATAACGAAACCATTGAGCGTAACGGTAAGACCTACCATTACGACCCAGATCAGGACATTTACTACTGTAGATACGATAGCAATGATCTAAGCCATTTTGATCAGTTTGGATGGTTGTACTTGATTGTCATACTGACTAGTATAGTATGGATATTAACATGAGCCGTGAGTACTATGTGCTTACCATGCATCCTGATGCTAGACAAGTGTTTGAATGGATATGGGCCAATCACTTGCAGTATGAAGTACATCTTAATCGTACACGCTTTTGGGTACCAACTGATTCAAGTTTGAACACTTACTTTCAATTATGGCTAGCAGACTCATGTGGCACAGTTGATCCTAGCTTAGATCTTACAACAGGCTTGCCCATACTGAACCAATAATAAAACCCACGCCAAACGCCCATAGCATAACAAGTATGCTGACAGGTATGAATATCCATTCATCCATTATATAAGGTTCTAATTTAGTCAAGTCCATTGTAATAAGAATAGTGTCTTGTATGTGGGTTTCTTAAACGCTATACAGGCTTGCCAATAGTTGATGCTCGTTCCATTGTGATACGCCCAATGACTATAGTGACTGCCTATATAAGTGTTGAGCCATGCTTCCATAACATCCACAGCAGTAACCCAGTCTAGCTGATCGTTGACTATTATGGTGGGCCAATGAGCAGTGGCTATATGCTCGAAAGGATGTAGCTCTGGTAAGTAAAAGCTTCTTGGCATGCATTTATTTATTGGTTTTAAGCAAGCCCGTAACTTGATTGTAATCTGCGTTTTACCGCTTGCTACTTCGTAGCGTAGGCTTATCTGCGCTCTGCGCTTCGCGTGAAAATTTGCGTTTTCCGCCCTGCGGTCTAGGCCTATGTAGCTGACCTGACGTTTTAGACTCATTTAGGCCAAATGTGTCAAAAAGTGTTAAAAAGTCGGCTCTAGTGATATCTAGAACGCAGGTTTTTCTTACCAAAATAATCTTCTTGTGGAAATTGGTCAGTAATACTACTAATGCCTTTTAATGATATTCACTATAGGTTTTAGGCTCATATGGTGCTATTATAGTGATACATACTAATGCAGTATGTATTTTATAAAGGAGAACTACTATGTGGACTACACCATCAGCAACAGATATGCGCTTTGGTTTTGAAGTTACAATGTACGTAATGAACCGTTAAGACAATAAAAAAGCCCAGGATTAACTGGGCTTTTCCACGAGTGCGTTTTCTTATGCAGTTGTATTAGTTGGACTAGTTTGATTAAGTGCTACTACTTTTACATTGGGATTATTACCTTCCCAACGGCCTTGTTTTAAGCACATTTTTTTAAGTTGGTCGTCTGTTAGATCTTTTACCTTAGTATCTATTGTTGCACCTGCCGCACGGGCTAAATCTCTAGCATACGTTGATCCGTAGCCTTGCTGTGCAACACCAGTTGCCCATAGTTGACAACCTGCATCAATAGTAAGGTTATTATACTTGGGTGTTCTCCATTGTGCCATTTGCAGTCGTGTTCCCATTTCAAGTGTGGGGAAAATTGCAGTCTTTACGCCATCGTCAGCTCGAATCCAACCAATGGCTCCAAAGTCTTTGGCCATGTCACTCATCATGTTATTGCCAGGATTGTTTGCCCGCCAATTAAGAGTGCCACCTATTCTTTTCTGGTCACCAATGATAATACTGCCATCCTTGCCTACCACAGCTTGTCCTGCTGGCGCAGGTGCTTCTGTTCCTGTGTTGTTACCCATAGGGTCTGAATTATAACCTGGCTGTAGTGTATTTTGAGCTTGTTGTTGTGGAGTTAGTGTATGTGGAAAGGCTGGACGTTGTGGTGCTGTAGCTGGTTGTGCTGGTGCTGGAGCAGGTGCTGGTTGTGCTGGCAACGGATGCGGCCCGCTATTTGTAGGAGCAGGTAAATTCAAACCACGTGGGACATAACGTGCAAATTGACTGCTAGACATCGCGGCCTGTGTATTAGGGCCTATCTCGCCGTCCACTGTCAATGGGGTACCGTCAGCATTTTTAGCGCCGGCTTTTCGCATGGCAGTTTGCATGGCCGAAACCCGTGGATCATTTGTTTCAAATATAAATTCTCTTGCTCTCATAATTTTATTTATTTCTTATGCTTGCGCTTCGCCCCAACGTAGAATAATGTTACAAGGTGTAGCTGTACCGCTAACCTTATACACGTTAATGGCCAACACGTCTGGACCATTAGGGAATGTACCACGTCCACCAATAGCTGTAGCTGTCAATTCTTTTAATGCATCTAAACTCAAATTGTCAGTTGATCCAGGATTGCTAATAAACGAAAATACCTGTTCACCTGGTAAGGCAAACGCACTACCAAATTGGAATTTAAGTGTATCAGCGGCGCTAATACCTGCGTTGGTTGTTTGTGTAAATGTCACACGATACACAGTGGTTGCACCGTATGTACGTGTTGATACTTGTGCTACACTGGTACCAGCTGGGAATTTAGTTTGGTCACTGGCCACCTTGGTACCTACACTTGCACCACTGGCCAACCATGTTGTGCTGTCAAAGAACAAATAGTTAGTTGTGGTATAAGATGCACTTGAACCGGCCGCTGTTACAGTAACAGTTTTATCATTACCAGATCCAGCAGTGCTTGTAGCATTGGCCACGCCTGACATAACAATACGTGTATGACTTATGCTGTTAATAGTAATATAACCAGGAACAATACTGCTAATAGTTTGGCCACCAGTCAAGTTGGTAGCAACACTTAACACGTCACCTACAGCAATACCAGTACCAGCATAACTAGAATCAGTAATTAAAAAGTCACTACGTGCAGTACTTAATGCACTTCCATATGTGGCGGTTGCCGCACTGGTGGCAGTTACCGTGACATTGTTGCCTGTACCACTAACACTGCTGGAATTAGCTGATCCAGTCATAATAACACGGGCATAGGCCACGTTGGCAAACACACAGTAGTTAGGCGTGATGCTGGATACTGATTGCCCACTAGTCAGGAAAGTAGCAACACTTAGCACGTCACTTACTGCAAGTGTACTGCTGGCATATTGTGTTTGCGGAATTAAAAAGTCAGTACGTGCTGAGCTCAATGCTGTGGCATAAGTCAATGACAAGTTGGATCTAATTGTTACGTTACTAATTTGAGTGTTGGTAGCACTGGTGGCATTGGCCACAGCACTCATAACAATACGGGCATACGCCACACTGTTGATTGTGATAAAGTTAGCTGTTACACTTTGGACAGTTTGTCCACCTGTAATATAAGTGGCAACACTTAGAGCATCTCCAACCAGTATTGGAGTTGTAAATGCCGCAAACGTGCTTTGTGGAATCAAAAAGTCACTACGAGCAGTACTGAATGCAAACTGGTATGTGGCATTTTGTGCGCCAGTAATTGCCGGAGCATTGGCTAATTGATTAATTTGACTAAAGCTGGTAGCTGTGAGTGTGTTGGTCACAGCCGCAAAACTCTTGGCTGTGAGTGTGGTGGTAAATGCACCTTGTACAGTGGCCGTTGTGGTATACACGTTGCCACCCCATGTTACAGATCCACCCGCCGCAATCTGCGCAAAGCTGGGCTGTCCACCCGCCGCACTTGATGCCAATCCAGTCCAGGTAATTTTAGTAGGATCAGTTGGATAGTTTTGTGGATTTAACACACCTTCAATAACAATGGCGCCACCGCCTGCAACTGAGTCACTGGCAATGGCAATACCTGATAATAACAACTGCGCACGGTTTAATAGTTCTTTATCACCCAAGTCACCTATTTGTGCATTACTTACGCTGGGTGCTAGTCGAATCAAGAACGCTGTACGCTTGTCAACACTTGCACTAACTGCCGTAGCCGCATAGTTAAAGATGTATCCGCGGTCACTGTCAAACTGTCCGTCAATCATAAACGCACTACCCCAGTGGCTAATGTTTGGAGTTATTGTGTTACTTACAAGTACAACTCCTGCTCCAATTACATGTGAGCTAGCAATCCCTGCGGTAAAGTTACGTTGGCTACCTGCTGTAAACTGTGTGAGTGGTGCCGCTCTTGTGCAACCAGTTAAGTTTGCGCCATCGTTACCTGTGTAACGAATTAGTTCGTTATCAATGTATACTGTGCCTGCACTAGGAAACCAATAAGCATCTTCCACACTTAGAGGAACAGTTGTTTGACTATCAGTCATAACAGCAGATAATTTACCTTTGGCTCCTTCGTTAATAACTTCATAACGAACAGGCTGGTTACCAGTACGCATATACGCTTCGGTGTTTACGTTACTGTTACGGAATCTGTGTGCAAATGCATAGTTACCATCCGGACCACGTAGCATGAAGTCAATGAATCCAGCACCATACCATGTGTGTTGAATACCAATCATCTGCATTTTAGTAACATCTATGTTGTAGCCACTAGGTCCAGAACCATTTAATGGATCAATGTTCCAGTTTTCTTGTGGTATTACAATGTCCACAGTTTTGACAGCTTTAGCACCAACTACATCGCTAACACCACGATAATCAGGAGTTACTGATATAATTGTATCGCTGGTTACAACACTTACAATGTGAGTCATACCGCGAATAACAATACGATCACCTGCGGCTAATTGTTGTGTAAAGCGGGTGTTATCGCCAGTTACTGTATTACTGTTAGCTGGAATACTGATAGTACCAGCAAGTTGCTGAGTACTAGAGCGACGGACAACAGCCATACGTTGTCCGTCATATTGCCAAAACATACCGTTTTGGTCATCAAATATACCTGAACGAATGGTTGATCCATGCCAGTTTTTAACACTCATGATACATGGACTACTTAATACGGCATTGGTATTACCTAGAGTAGTTTGTGCAAGCACTCTAAACACACGCTCTGTACTGATATCAGTCACAGTATATGTGCCATTAAATCCCGAAGTTTGTACACCACTGATAATAACAACGCCGCCAACTTGTAAGCCGTGATCGGTATCGTCTGTTGTAATAGTTATAATACTACCAACTGTTGTTGCGGCCGCTACTAGACTACGCAGGTCATAACTTGGAGCAAACAACGCACCTGTGTTGTACATAACGCCCTTACCTGATTGGTAACGAATGTATTTCTTACTCATACGAATTGCAGTAGCACCGTGACTTGGACTTGCTGTACCTAACTGTACACCTCCGTCAAATGGTCTATGTACAAAGAAGCTGTCTGGTCGGCCATATATGACTCCAGTCAATGTATTATTAATTGTGCCTGCTGAACGGGCTGTGTATCGTAATCTAGTTGGATCAGGAACTTGTTCAACAAAGAACGGGCCCGCGGCCAACTGCGCACCAGTGTCTGCGCTGGTAATGCTAACGGTGATAGTATTGCCCGGAACAAATCCGTGATTGCTAGCAAACGTTACTTGAATAGTTGCAATACTTGTGTATGTAATTCCGGTATTGCCGCTGGCAATTTGACTAGTAGTCACATCACTCATAGTGAATGCGCTGATAAAATTCTTTGTGGGTGCAGTAATTGGCGTACCTGTGGTGCCGCTGATTGATTGAATTACGCCGCCTGGATTAACTGCTAATATTTGAACTGTTGAAGTTATACCAGTTAACGTTGCCACAGTAAATGTGCTGTTTGTATTGGCGCCTTGTACCACTGTAATCACATTACTTATATTGTATCCACGGCCAGGATTATTGACTGTAACACTATTAACTTTCCCATCAATTACGGAATTTATTGTTACTGAAGCATTGCCGCCACCGCCAGTAATTGTTATTACCTCGTTATTTAAATATCCAGTACCAGCTACATTTATTACTGCGGTGTCAATTATTCCGCCAGTTTGTGTGATATTCAATGTTAATCCAGTACCAGAACCACCTGAGGTTACAACACCAGAAGCAGTAGAGTAGCCTGTACCAGCGTTTGTAAGGGTTAACGTAGCTGGAGTGCCATTTACAACGGTAATATCAACAGTTAATCCAGTACCAGAACCGCCCGATGTTGTAACACCAGAAGCAGTGGTATATCCATTACCTGGAACAATGGTGTTGACTGTTGCTACTGCTTTTAGCTGTACAGTAATAGTATCGCCTACATAATATCCAGAACCAACAGTATTAACTGCAAATGTATCAACTGCGCCACCACTAGCTGTGATATCAACAGTAAGTCCTGTACCTGCGCCAGTTGAACCACTACCCAACGCAGTAACAGTGGTTGGAACTCCCGTAGCGGTAACATATCCAGAGCCACCCGTGCCTGTTGCAAAATCAAGTGAAGATACTGTTCTTGCTGGACTTGCCGCACCCACAGTAGCTATGGCATTGTTGGTGTTATTGCCGCCAAGTCCACTGCCTGCAAATGTAATTGTGTTGCCAGCAACATAGCCTGTGCCTGGTGTAGTAGCAACTGTGGTATAGGTTGATCCGCTACGAGATATTGTAAATATACCTCCGGTACCTGAACCAGTAGTGCTGGTCTGTGTCACTCCAAGTACGCTAGCACTAGTTCCTACTATTGCGCTGGTAAGAGGATTTTGTATGGTAATGGTGTTGCTAGTAACGTCAGTGACCAATACTGCCTGTCCATCACCACGATCAAACACTAGACCTTGACTAATACCTGTTGTACTGGTGACATTAAAACTAGTAGCTCCAATTGCGGCATTAGCTGATAATGTTGTGCTGGCCGCTGTGCCGCCTGGCCCAGTAACGGCTGTAATCTGTGCTCCGCTAGGAATGCCAGTGCCTGTTAATGGAGCACCTACCGGTGGCACAGTGCCTGTAAAACCAATAGTATCAGTGCCTGATGCAGATATTAAACTGGTTGTAATTGTACCAGCTACACCAGAAGAAAATACTGAAAATTGAGGATTGCCAATTGCCGCACCAGTATAAAAGTTACCTTTACGTAATTGTGTATATGTGCTGGATAGTTGTTGGCCGTTACTAGTACCTACTTTAGATTTAGCGTAATAAGTCATGGTATTACCGCTGGCGCTGGCCAACAAGAAACTACCTTCCGAACGACTAAAACCTGATACTGAATTAGCAAGAGCTTTAATTGTGATAGCATCGCCAGGATTTAGTCCATGTGAGCTTTGTGTAGTAACCGTTATTAAACTTGCGCCTGACCCGCCGGTTCCTGAGCTAGCATCTGTTGTTACACTGATAACTGCTAAGTCACTACCTGGAATTTCATAGATAGCTGGATAGTTACGCATCATAGCAAGTGCTTGCCACTTGGTTGGTTGTAGTCCGTATTCAAAGTCAGCGTCTAACATGCTTTGTGGAATACCAACTTTCATACGCTCCATTGCGTCCGTACCAATACGATTCAAACGAACAATCTGTTCGGCACCTTCTACAAATATTTGAATATTATCAGTGACCATATGATCTGTAGTGTTGGCATCAAATGTAATTGTGGTCACACGATCATTTCCATACAAGGCCGCTGGAAAATCACTATCATAAGTTTCAGTATATGTTATTTCTGCCTTGTATGTAGGATCTGCAAAGTTATATAAAATAACATTACGGCTAGTGTTGGTAATTAATAAAATGTCTTTGAGTTTATAAAATCCTGGAAATTTAACGGATCCACGATTGGAAAGTTTAGTAGGTACAAGTGCAAGCCCAACTTTAATGACATCAATAACAATATCAGATACTAGTGCAACAATTGTACTTCCAAATACTTCAGCTGGATTGCCGCTATCAACAACTTGAGCTATGGCAGTTTGTCTACTGCTAAAGGCAATGCCGGCTAAAATATAGTTTTGAATTAGACCTTTGATAAATGTATGGGCAAATACTTCAGGCAGTCGATCGCCGTCAACTTGTGGCACACCGTTCAACCAATAGTAAGTAGCATTAAAAATAGTCTGTCTGTTGCCGCCGTGTTTTAAGTCAGTGATATAGCCTTCTAACACATAGCTAACATCTCGTCGACATTTTTCTGCATTGTAAGTATAAAATGCGTATGGAGCAATGTTGTTGGTCGCATTGTATGCGATGTATGCAATTGTTTCTTCTTGAATATATCGTTTGTTGGCTTCTAACAACGCTACAGTTTTTGGCATCAATCCACTAGATTGTGTGTTTGGTAATACTGGTGTTGGTATAGAACTTAATCCAGAGTTAATAGCATTGATAGTTATGTTGAATAAGGTAGTGGTTTGTGCGGCAGACCCAGTTTCACCTGCATTGCCGGTAATGACAGTTTGACTAGCACTGGTATTGACTTTGACATAGGTGGTATTGGTTAAAATGTTTGTTGTGATTTTACCTAACAACCAAGTTTGTGTAATTACTTCTACCTGTGGGCTAACAATTTGCAACACACCTTGCACATAATAACGATTGGCAATTTGATAGCTACCGCTATTGCCGCCGTAGGTCATATCGTAAATAATACCGTCCAGCAAATAACCAACATCACGTTTGCATTTAAGAATGCGTGTTGAATCGTAAACATATCCGTAAAACGGGCTACCAGAGTTGGCAACGTTGGCAGTTACTTGTTGTTGTATGTATGCACTAATTTCTTCTATTAAGAATGTTCTGTTTGCAGTCAACAATGCCACAGCTTTAGGGTACTGTCCATATGCTGGAGGAATTGCTCCAGGTATATACTTGTACGTCGATATTTGTTTCTTTGCCATTTAGTTTAATCCTTGATTAGCTCATTGCGATAGACATTGCTAATGCTCTTGCGTCTACGTATTTCTTGTTTGTTGCGTGTATTGGTAGTGTTGGTAATGTACTTATTGCTACATTAGAGTTGGCTTGTATATTGCCAGAAACTTCTAATGTATTTAATATACCCGTAGATGTTATACTGCTTGTTACTACTGTAGCATTTAATTCAGTACCAGATAATGTGGTTGCATCTGCGGTAACTATAATATTTCCAGTACCGTCAAAACTAACTCCGTTAATTGTTCTTGCATTTGTTAATTTAACAGAGGTACTAGCAGAAGTAGCTAAAGTAGCAGTTGATGCAGTACCTGTTAAGTTACCAGTTACATTACCAGTTACATTACCAGTTACATTACCAGTTACATTACCAGTTACATTACCAGTTACATTGCCGCTAAATGTACCGGTTACAGTTCCTGTAAAAGTTGGGCTTGCTATAGGTGCTTTGAGCGCGATAGCTGAATTTATTGTTGCATTATTAGTAGTAACCGCGGTTAAACTTGCAAAATTTGTAGTAGTCCACGATTGAGTTGCTAGCGATCTACCGCCTGCCGTTTTACCATCAAATAATCTTAGTGTATTGTTTGAACCATCATAAAAAATTTCGCCGTTTAGAAAGGCCTGACGTTCTAATGAAACTGCGTCATAACGTTCTAATCTAAGTGCTCTTGCTGGTAACATTTTCTTGTCCTTTTAGTATTTACAATAATGCGGGCGGACCAAAGTATGTGTTGCCAATTATATAAGGATACACAGGTGATAACGCTGAGTTTAATGTTATAAAATATGCATAAGTTCCGTTAGGGTAATCGGGTGTAACACAAAATCTTCCATTATGTTGATCCAAATCACCGCTAGCTGTAAAACTATAATCTTCGATAAAAATACCCATTGGATATGCAGTAATATTACTTGCTTCCGTGCCTTCTCGAGTAGTTGGAGAATTTAAAGTATAACCGGAGACCATTCGTTTGATACCACTAGAAGCATCAACAGCTCTAACAAATCCAAAAGGTCCATATACTGGATAACCATCAGCACTAATGCCTAATATCTTGCTATGACCGCTTGGATGAGTTAATCCGCTGATTAAATATTTAATTACAGTAGCTTCAGCAACACCTGTTTGGCCAAATGTTCCAGATTTATATCCCGCACCGGATAGCCAGGCATTTAAAAACGAACCGTCATGATAATGATATTGATCTGAAGGAGCCGCATGTCCACCAGCTAAATCTTCTCCAAACGTATAACCTAAGTCTCTTCCAGATTGACTGGCCGCGTTATATTCCCAAGTTGGTGCTAGTAAATTAGGGCCGCTAGGCGCAAGTCCTTGTGCGCTTGGATTATACATAGCTACACCATTTAACCATATACCAATTAGTCCTACGCCGGTTGCTATGTTTGTACCTTCAATAGTAGTGCCGCCTCGGTATGTCCAGGTTTTAATATAATTTTGAACTACTGCCACGCTGGCAGTATCGTCTGATCCATAACTATGATAAGGAAGTCCTGTGCCTACAAATGTAACATTACTACCGTTAAATGTCCATGTACTAGAATTAGCAACACGACCAGGCCCGCCCAACTGTAATGCAGTTGCACTTGCACTTATATTTGCCCCAGTAAAAGAATATACATCAAATGTTCTTCTAGTTGCGGTGTTTGCTAAACTTCTGCCAGATATTGAACCAATGCGTGGCATATGATTATCCGTATGTGCTTAGGCTACCAGTAGCAATCCAGCTACTATTAACTCTTAACAATGTATATGAAATAACATCTATTTTGCTAGCATTGCCAGCAGGAGCAGATGTGTTTAACCAATTAACTGTTTGAGCTACTCCGTTAATTTGTATTGCGCTTGGCACATAGGCAGTTGCTCCTTGCACTATAATTAATGTTACTACAATAACTTTGCCGTTTGCAGTTGGTATATTTGTAAAATTGGCCGTAAATCCTGAAGTTACATTAGAATGATACCAAATGGCACCCGTTAAAAAATCGTGTGTCATTATGCCTGTAGCGGCAGTTTTAGTATTGAATGCTTCAACAGTTTGTTGTAATACTGTTGTGCCTGCTACTGAGAATATAGAATTAACATTATCCCAAGTTAATCCAGCCGCATCATCAACTGCATTAGTTGAATTAGTATAGTAAGCAAGGGATCCTGCTGTACCAACTGCAACTGTACCACTTCCTGTGCCACCACCCGCAAGCTGTCTAGCACTAATAACACCAGAATTAATAGTAATAGTTTCACCGTCTACTTTAACGGTACCTGACACGGATGTAGATGCTACATCAACCGTAGATGTTCCGCTTGCGCCAGCATAGTTCAAGGTATTCCATGATGTGGACCCGTCGCCGTATTTTATTCTACGTGTATCAGTTTCTAATCCGGGTTCTCCGGATGCTAATGTTGGATTTACTTGCGTCCAATTGGCCGCGGTATCTCTGCGTAACTTAATCAATGAAGCCATGTCGATTCCTGTTGTCTAGTACTATATTTACCTAAAAATCATAGTGTTGAGGTCATAAAAAAAGCCACTCAAAAGTGGCTCTTTAAATTGTGTATAATTACATTGCGCCCGGCATTGGTTTTGTCCAAACACCGCCACATTCTTTTATTCCTAGACCGTGTCCATGTAAGTGATAGCTGTGTTCGCCGGTTCCAACTGAATGTGGGCACATGCATTCATGTCCGCGAAGACCTTGTGAATAACCTTCATGTAAGGCCGCTTTGTGTAGCAATACCTGATGACGATCTCCGGCTTCAATATTTTCAGCAATTGGAGTAGCTTCTTTATTTGATTCGCCGCCCTTTGCTAATTTTTCTGCTTCTTCTCTGCCCATACGTCCGCTTTGACTTAGCAATTTGGCTAATGTAGTTGGGCGCAAAATACCATCTGCTGGCAAATCTCCAGTTGCTTGTTGAAAATCTTTAACTGCTGAAATAACAGCTTGGATTGATCCTTCACCCTTTGGCGGAGCAATTTGAATTTTATCCGAACTGGGCATATCAGTAGTATCGCTTGGGCCAGAAGTTGGCATATCTGCTACAGGTTTAGAGTCAGTTTCTGCCTCTAAAATATCTAAATACTTGCGTAATATGTTTGGTGTTGTTGACATAGTTTAATCTCTCTTTACGTATTTATTCGAAAACACGGCTCTGGTTCATAATATATTTAGTTAAAAGTCGTCTGAATCTCCAGGAATTTTATTTAAAAGTTCCCGTAATTTACTGCTTTCAACTTGGGCAGTTACTTTGCCAATAGGTTTGCCTTGGCTTGGATCTGTAGGTACTTCTGCGCTAGTTACTGTAGTTTTTTGCTTTAAACTGTCAATAAAACTACTGCCAGTACTACGCATAGCTACTTGCGTATCATCTTCTAAACAGTCTGTAATTCTAAGAGTATCCACGTTAAAATCCAAATCAATTTTCATACCAACACCACTGCTACTACGTGTTTTCATTAGTTGAATTTGATAGCGTCCACGCTCACGCATTGCCCTGCTAGTAAAGATACCAAACACATTATCCGCTGTCTGAATCTTACTTAATCCACCCGAGATATGACTATGGTCAAACTCTACTTCTTCAACTGCTCCACGATTCAACTGTGCGGCCGTTACAAACACACAGTTCTTTTCCACTGCTAAATTTCGCAGTTCTTCGGAGACATATTTGTCCTTGACGAACAAGTTTTCAGCACTAATTTTTTTACTTAGTGGCATTAACAAGTCCATGTAGTCAACTAATAGCACGTCAACCTTACGACCCATTTTAATTTCATACTCTTTCAAATAAGCACGAATGTCATTGGCTGTTTTACCGCTAGGCATATACTTAACTTGTAACTGCCCGGATTTCTTACCAATCATTTTAACTTTCATTTCAACATCATCGATGTTCTTGAAAATCTCTCTTGTAGGTATGCCGGTTACCATAGCATCTACACGCATACTAACTAGTTCCTCACTCAGTTCTAATGTTAAGTAAATTACATTAAGTCCAGCGAGAGCATAATTGACACCAAGATTAGCCAAGAATAAGGATTTACCAGCACCGCTACCGCCAGCCCAGATATTGAGTTCACCACGGTTAAATCCTCCAAATAACTTGTCATCAACGTTTTTCCAACCTGTCGAAATTTGTCCATTTTTATCCTTAATAGCCATTAGTCGAGCACGGGGATCTTTAAAATAATCCGTACCCATGTCACGTTGTAAACCAACTTGTACTGCTTGTTTAATCTTTTCTTCTACTGGACCGTACTCACCTTTTTCCAACAAGTCAGCACTTTCAAGAATAGCTCGCTCAAGACCTTTATGTCTAATAAATGTTTCAAAGTCATTCATTAGCCATTCAAAGTGTTCTTCACGCAAATCAGTTGCGGCCTTTAATGTGCTACCAGTTGCCGCATTAATAATGTCGGGTGTAGGTAATACATTATTATCACTTACATACGCAGTTAAGAATTCTGCCGCTTCTTGCAAACGACGATCAAATAGTTTGCTATCAAAAATACTTTGGCAACGCACAAAAGTACCTGCATCTGCCAGCATCATTTCTAAATATACACGCTGAATATCATATCCATAATCAACGTTCTGTCTTGCTTTATTTTCTTGTTTTTCACTCATAAATTATTATACACTCTTTATACGTTAATCGCAATATGTTTGACTGGAGCCCAGTCATTTCTCCATATACGTTGTTTGGTGTGATACGCAACTGCACCAATACTACTGCTCGGATCTCCAGGATTTGGTAAACTCCAACGATATTTAAATACGGGTTCAACTGCATTCTTGTTAGCGGCACTGTTCATAGCACATCCGCCCATATATACTAAACAATCTGCGTTAGTTAATCGTTTAGCTAAACGCATTACTTTACTAATTTCAATTTCAAAACGCTCTTGAACTGCGGCCGCAAGGTTACACTGGTCTGGTACTGTCCAGCCTCCAATATCCCAATTCTGTACACCTCTATGAAAATTGTAGGCAAGCTCAACCGTGCCGCCTTTAAAGTAAGTATCTATGTCTTTTCTAAATCTACTAGGGTCGCCCAGTGTGGCCATTTGTTGTAATATGTATTCATCTCTAATAGGCTGTAATCCTAGCATCTTTGTGAACGCACTGTAAAACAATCCTAAACTATGTGGATAACTTTTACTCCACACTCTAGTCATTTCGCCATGCTTACCTTCCCAAATAGTAGCACATTCAAACTCGCCGATAGCGTCTAGTACAACAATAGCACAGTGATTAAACGGACTTGTATAATATCCTGCGGCCGCATGGCTAGCATGATGTTTAGTGTAAGTTAAGCTGGCATACCCTAACCCCCATTTTTTAAGTTTGCGGGCGGGCAGTACTGACAAATCTATTGCAGTAGTATATTGGCCTGCATATAGCTGTCTTGCTTTCTTAAACCATGGATTTTCATACCAAAAAATTCTATCAGGAGTTCCGTGATACTCTAGAAAGTTTTTATACATATCTGGCGATATTTCATCGTTATCAGATATAACATTGTTAATATAGTTGCCGTCTTTAAAAACAGCAATACTACTACCATGATTTAGTGCATTGACTCCCCAGCAAATCATCTATGAGTAACCTCTATATAATATATCTGCATAGCTGTGTTTGTATCATAGTGCTTTAAAGAACTAATTTCTCTAATTATTTTAAGCCCAGCATTTTCTACCATATGCATAAAGTTTCCGGCACGTTTTGCAGACCCAGCTTGATTTTCTTGTATTAAAATTATTCCATTGGGTGCCAATCGTTTTTTAATATGTTTGTAAAAATCTGTGTGAGCTTTCCAATTTTCGTCTATTAGTATTTCTGCATTACGTGGCCCTATCTGCATTCCTAATTTATCAAACCCTAGACTTTGCGATGCAAGATATTTAGATAGATAGTGTGGAGGATTTGCTACTACCAAATCAAATTTTTCAGACTCGGGTATACTTTCTAAGGTCGACCCTTGGTATATTGAAATTTTATCAGAGAATAAAGTATTTTTTGATTTAGTAAGTTCTGCCATATCTAGTGCAGGCTGATGGATATCATTAAACGTAATACGATTACATAGTCCTGTTGCTAGCAGTGCATAACCTATAAATCCTGGACCTGAACACCATTCGAGAGCATTTTCAAATACTCGATCACCGTATAGACCATCAACAATATTACAATAATCTTCAGCAAATGCTTCGCCGCCGCCATTAGTCTCGTTAGTATAGTATACGTCTATGTCGTTAATTTTCCAAACATAATTAATATTAATTGGTTTCATTTGTATATAAACGGATCTCGTTTCCGTAGTTCCTCTAAACGTTTCTTAAATGCTCTCTCAGCTTGCCATTTATGCAACGGCCACAGTAAAATTTCAATTAGTTTTTTCATGCGTTTCCTTAAACCATTTTTTAGCTTTCAATTGTATTTTAAGGGGATTAGCTTCTTTTGCTTGTGCTATTTTATATAGTGTAGCTAATCGTCCTAACTTTATAATTGCATCATTTACATCTTTAACATCATCAGGCCAATCTGGCATACTGACACTCCATCCATAATCTAATGCTTGTTCTAGTGTTAGTAGTCCAGCTTTATCTTTATCTGGAACCAGTACAATTTCTTTATTTAATTGCTTGAGTAGCCAATTTTGGCTATCTTTAACTTCTGCGCCCAATAACGCACATCCGTCAATACTTATCGCATCAAACGGCCCTTCACAAACAATTACGAATTGTCTATTGTTATGCTGTGCATCTAAATTAAACACATAACCAGGTTGCTGTTCACTTAGATATTTAGGCTTTGCATCGTTAAAAGCACGGGCAGTCCAACCTACTATTTCGCCTTTGTATAAAAACGGAATAATAATTCTATTATTAAATCCCACCTTGCTAGTCCAGTAGAACGGATATGCCCACGGGTCAATTTTTCTTTCAACTAGGTATGCGTATGCTTCAGTGAATTTTGTTGGAACTGCGTAATCTCCGTCTGGAAGTTTTAAGAATGTATCTAATTCTTCAAAACTAATAGCGTCTATAGGTAACGCTCTGGCATCAAACGTTGGAACTATACTACGTACTTCGGTATTAGAGTCTTCATTTAACTTTAATGCTTCTAATCGTAATTGTCCAATGGTATCATCGCCCATGCCTAAATCTCGCATGAACTTGTTCATTTTTTGGCTTATAAGTCTACCAGGTTGCCAGCTGGCTTTGAATCCGCAATTGAAACAATGATAGCTTACGGCATTGCCTGCGTTGAATATAAGGCCGCCTCGTTGGCGTTTATCATCGCAACATACAGCATTAAAACTAATCCAACCACTAGGAGTTTGCTTCCGTTTTGCAGGAAGATAGCTGTTGATAGTGTCCGTGATTATACTCATATAGAGTAGTATAACAGGTTAATTACAGCAGGTCAACCTTTATGATACAGTTACTTTGGTAATTGTGCCAGTTGTTGCTTGTACGTCTGTACGATTAAAAGTTACACGCATGTAGGTATAATCTTCCATGTTTTGATAGTTTTTGAGCATATAAGCAGTTGCAGAATTGACTACAAATGTATCTAACACAGTGCCACGAAGCGTAAAAGTCTCTGAGCTAATACTTGCATCTTTGGTAACTTCAACTTTTACAGTTCCAATTAGTTGGTCGAATCTAAATTCTACACTCGATTCTGTACTAGCAATAGCTTCATAGAATCTCAAAGGTATTGCACTGCTATGGAAATATTCCATCATATCAGTACCGTACTGTAAATTTTTATAAAAACTAGTCACTACTTGCTCGTCTTTAATTGTTGGCATTGCATCGCCGACAAGTTCCATTTTGCCAACAGCACCAAATCTAGTATCACCGTATAGCATAACTTCCTTGCCAGCTTGTATGCCCGATACGCTAAATGATAAAAACTGGTGATCTAATTCATCTAAATCTTCTTGCGGAAGAATAACTGATGCCAAGCCTTTGTAGGTAGTCTGAGGCAATGTAGGAGTTACTGTGTATGGACTATTTGGCAATGCTTGCCCGCTTGCATCCATAATGTTTAATTTAATTTGTGTAAGAGTAGATAAGTCAATACGCTTCTGGTCAGCGTTCTTAATGTCAAACTCTAGGGTATTATCTATACCAGCATAAATTTTTATGTTTCTTTGATACACGTTTGTATACTCCACAGTGAAACCTGCCAAATCAGCCAATAGTTCAATTCTATTTGGATATAAATACGTTGAGATTTTTTGCATTGTCGCAGGACCTTTATACTATATTTATGGCAAAACTAAGAGATAACATAGAACAAAAACTACCCTTTATCAGTGTATTAAACTACGGTGAACTGGAATACATCGGGATCATAATAAATCAGGATCAATATGTAACCAGCTTTTACGACCTTAATGCCATACATACTCCGGAGGAACGTGCAATATTTTTAGAAATAGGAGAAACTTGGTGGTGGGAATCGAACCGTCAATTTCCTATTAATATATTTTGCAGAGATCAAATATACCCGTTTGCTTATGCTATTAAAACATTCAATAGTAAAGATGCCCGAGTTGTACTTGGACCCGTTGTTAATCTAATGAATTTAACTATGAAACGGGTTAAACGCAAGTCAGTACAGTTAGTACGCAAAGTACGTTAAGTGTACTCGTAACTAATAGATTCGCAAATTAAATTCATTTGCACAACAATAGCCATAGCATAGGCCACCGCATGTGCCTTCTTAAAATAATATTCCTCAGTCGTTGGTTTCGTCCATACATCTAACAGTACTTCTGACCACGGTTTCCCTAATAAATGTTTCTTGGCGGGACGGATGATTGCCAGACACGCCGCGAGCTCTTCTATATTTTTTGGCTTCATCTTCCTCAATACGTGCCCGTGTCCATTCACGTGAAAGAGTAGATTCGAGAAGTCGTCCTGTTCCAGTAGGTCCCATAGTGGTTCTGTCTCCATAAGTTGTGTAAGGTGTGTCTCATCTCGTACACCTTTATAGATACTAACATTTAAGAAATCTATCTTAAAGTATCCACGTTCTTCTGCTTGCTTGTAGTCTATAGTACTCATACCAGTAAGCGGATTATACGGGATTGAAGTACAATACACTCCAGTATTGTGCTTTTTAAAAGTTCCATTATCTTCAATGGCCGCAGGTACATGCTTTAAAATGCTTAAAGCATTGGTACGATCTAAAAAGTCTATATCAATATCTGGCATTACGCTGGTCCTATCATAGGTATAACATTAAAAGAAATATTTACACGTTCAAATTCGCTAGTATTACGTTCTACTTTGTGCAATAAGTATGACGGAAATAACAATATATCGCCGTCTTCTGGTTCATATGTTGCAGTCCCGTAGTATGGCCACTGAGGTAACATAGTTCTATAAACATAATTATAAGGCATAAATTCAATTGTGCCTGTACCTTCTGCTTGGAAGTATACAGTTCCTGAAATGAAAGAATTTGTATGCGTATGTTCTCTGTTTTCTGAACCTGGCGGAGTAACACCAGCCCACATCATCATATCCCATTCTTCTCTGCTAATCGATTTGTGTTCTCTGGTACGAGTTATGTTTGACGGAGTTGCCATTGAATCATAATACAAACTACAAGCGTCTTTAAGTTTAGCTATTATTATTTGAGTCAATGGTAATGCAAACCCATTATGTTGATGTGGATGCCCAGACCAAAGTCCGTTATTAATAGCAATTGTATCTTTATCCGCTGGATTATCTTTATATTTTAAAATAGCATCTGCAATTTCTACGCATTCTTCTTCGCTAAATGCACCTTTAACAAGTAAAATATTTGTTTGATCTAACACATTTAATTCTGTTTTCATATGTTTGATTCCTTAATAACTTGTCTAACTAACTCTACATCGGCAGGCAATGATTTAAATTTCTTCATCCAAAATTGTGGATCTATTGTTGGGCCAACTGCTTCTAATTGTTCATCACTAAACTTTGATAGCATTTCTTTGCCATTTTTACTGTTCAATAATATCCAAGGACTTATCTTTCCATCACGGATATCAAAGCTAGCACGATTTAAACTTACATATAAAAAATAATGATTCCACTGACTCTTATGATCATCTGCCCATGTCATCATGTGCCCAATACTTCGCTGTAATGCTGTTTCTACCGTTTCTACACGAATAAGGTTTGCTACATATTTTTCGTATAATTCATCTCTACACCAATGATCTAATTTAACACCGCTGGTAATAACATAATCAATAAATCTATCAGGATACAATGGGTTTACATTGCTGACAAAACTGCCAAACTTAACAAATGCATTATAGTAAGGACTTTTGGCAAACTCATCGTATGACTTGTTACCTTTTAAATTTTGACTCATTTTAAAGAATCTATTAAAAGCATCGTAACCCATGACAACATGTTTTTCAGTTTTAGCCAATGCTCTGCGTTTTTGTTCGCACAGATGCACCATTAACGTTTTTTCTTTTGAAAACGTGTTTGAACAATATTGACAAACGTAGTGAGTTGCCGCTAATGTCATTTTAATAATTTTTTAACCTCTGCATCTTCCATACCGTGCATTATAGCTAACTCTTTAAATTCTGCATCACTCATTAATTCTGCAAGTAATTCGCAATCTACTTGTTTTTTTGCAGGGTATAAATCTAATAAAAATTTTACCTTCTTATCTGAACTGTTCCCTGGCTTCTTTTTAAAGCCAATCCATTCGTGATAATGGATCTTTTTACTTTCATGTCCACACATGGCCAACAGCATCCATAAGAGCTTAGGATGCTTTTGTAACAAATTCCAGTGTTTATTAAAGTATTCGTTAACAGTTAATATATAATGCTGTTGTAAATATTTGTCGCTGGTCTTTACGTTACTAATATAACGATTCATGATAAAGAATTCGCTCTTCAGGGCCTTGCGTTGTTCGTCATCAAGTTCATCCCATAAGCCAATGTAGCCGCTATCCACGGCCGCCATTACTTCTTTAATTGCTAGTTTTTGTGCCATCTAACGCCTTTGGAATTAATACTGCATCAAATGCCATTACAGTTCTATTACCAGTGCCTTTCCAAGGATACACTAAATGTGAAACATAACTTGGAAAGATTAAAATATTTTTAGCTTCTGGCCTATAGCACCAACCGTCTTGCAAAATAAACTTGGTTACATCTTTTTCTATAGGAAATTTAAACAAAATATTACCGTCAATATTTGTACTATCTTCAGCTAATGCAGGTGTTTCTATATACATATTGCCTGACAAGTGCCCTGCTGGATGATTATGCATAGCTTGATATTCGCCGGAGTTTTGTTTAATAGTCCAGATGCTAGTAACTTTAACTTTGACATATTCCATATCGGGTAACATACTTTGTGTTTTTACCTGTTGTAGATACTGGGTTAATTGTTCTTCTAAAAATTCAATTAACCAATCAACATTGATACTAGCATCGTTAGGCAACACTTGTATTTGTTGGCCTCCACGCACACTTAGCTCATTATTTCCAGCATCATTAAGATCAGTTCGCTCGTGGAGTTTTTCAGCTAACTTTTTAATTCTTTCAAACATATCATCAGATATCGAATCAATACCCATAATTAGCGGATTAAAAAATGCATATTTCATTGTATTTTGTCCTTGCTTAATTTGTATATCATTATAGCACGATCCAAGGCCCTTTGTAAAGTGATATTGGTTTTTGCTTCTCTTCGAATTGCGCCCCAAAGTTTATCTTCTCGGATGTGCTCAATTAATGGTCGACCATCGCTTGTACGAGGATCTGGCGTGCCTTCCATTTCGTATTTGTAGCCAATTAATTTTCGATCAGTTTCTCCAAACTCGCGGGCATATACTTCATCGCCATTGCGTTCGTAAATGTAAGTTGCTCCAGGTTTAAGATTGCCCATTTTATAATATCTTACTCAAGTCAATAATTTCACTTTGACGGCTAATCTCTTTGCAGAAATAAGCACAATCAGGTTTGTCGCCTAAGCCTAACGGTGTAGCAAGTAGTTGGTTATTTTTCATCTTTGGAAAATACCATTTAACGTCATTATAAAAATTTACAATTTCAATTTTCTTAAATTCTACTCTAAAGCTACTAAGCGGATTAAAAATTAGTGCTTCAAACCCTCTATCATTTAAACTAGTTAATGGTAAAATTTCAATATCACAACCACTACTGCTATCACCTACTGCTATGTGCCAATCAATTGGCATAGTAACCTGTTGACCGCCTATATTAAGTACCATTGCAGGTGCATTAAATGATTCTAAAAATATCAATGGCATAAAGAAAAAATCTGGTTCTTTGGCATCACTATTGTCTAATACAGCAAATCTACACTCTTCATCCACTTCTTCTGGAAGATTATCCAGTAAAAATGTTTTATTCTCTAACGTTAATATTTGCATATTCCTTATGTATTCCTGTTTATAATAGACTTGATTTTGTTATATCCAGTATTTTGACTAAGTGAGAAATCCCATCTATCAAATTTCTTTGCAAATATATCCGGCGTCATAACATCAAGTTTTAGATCCCAATCCCTTTCTATTAGGGGCACTAACTGCGCCAAAGGTGTTCCACCTTTAATTGTTATTAATTTTGATTCTTTTGGTTTTTTGATTAGTGTATTAATGTTAGCCTGATATTGATATTTAAATTCCGTAATAGCCGGAATCAATGTAAATTCTTGTGGGTCTGTCTGTGACCATACTGGTTGTACCCATAACCATTCAATTGGTTCAGAGCACCATATCCACCATGGATTGTGATATTTTACGTTTATATAATCGGGCCAAGCACCCGGTGCTTGTACAGGTAAATCATGCCCGGTTGAATGCTCGCCGTACCTTTTGCCCATACCAGATTTAATATGTCCTGTATTATCGGCATTTACTAATACTTCGTAATCTGCCCATGCTGGTATTGTAAATCCATTATTATAAAGATCTGTAAGCCCGGGACATTGTTTGACGGTGCGTTTTCCGTCGGCCTTTGCCGGCAAAGAATTATACCAAGATGGAAGAGTACTAGCAGTCTTGGTAATAGGAAATAAGTCTATTAATTGGCCTATTGGTGCGTATGCTTCTAATATTATTTTTTTCTTTTTATTAAAAAACATTATCGTTGCCAATCCGTTTTTTCAATAGTAAACGGATATTTGGCGTCCTTGTAAAATTTCTTACGCTCTGTAAGATGTCGTTTAGCATATTTGCAAGTGCTAGTTATATCCCAAATCTGGACGAAATCCTTGTCTTCTGCTTTCCGAATACCTCGTCCAATTGATTGTATAACGCGAACAAAGCTCTTTCCGGGTTCAAGAAGAACCATATTAAAAATCCTAGGGATATTAATACCAACAGCGGCCACACCAAAAGTCGCCACAATAATCTTGTTATCATTCGTTTTAATTTCGTCATACTCTTCTTTTCTATCTTTAGTCTTTACTTCACCTGAGATAAAAACTGCTTCTGGAATTTCATTAATTAAAAATTTGCCTGAATCGATTCTATTAACTAGAACTAATGTGTTACCCGATTGAGATATTGTTTTAATTAATTTACTAAGATATATCATCCTGTCTTCGTCTGTGACAAGATACTTTAATTCTTCCGGATAGCTACTAAATTCTTTCAAGTCCATCAGTTGTACAACTTTGACATGACAGTCACTTAGCACACCTTTAGTTTGTAGCTCGTGTGCTTGTATGCTGTGAATAACTGGTCCAAGACTTGCAAAGATAGCTTCAAATTCGTGTGCTTCTTTTGGTACAGTTCCTGTTAGTCCCCAGCGAATTGGAGCATTACATAGGTTTTGTGTAAGTAAATTTTTCAGTACTTCTGCTTTGGCCATGTGTACTTCGTCAACAATAACACATTTAACACCGTCAAGGAATTCTGCCAGTGTTACAATTTCGTGTTCTTGATTCTTTGATTTCTTATCCAGAATATTAAGGCTCTGCCACGTGCAAATCGTATGCGTTTTATTAAGATCCTTCCTGTCGCCATAGTAAACTCCTACGTCTAAACCACAATTAATAAAGTCTTCTTCTGTTTGTTCAACTAATGATTTGTTAGGTACTATTGTAATGGTTCGACCAAAGTTTTCACATAGCTTACTCAAGGTCGCAGTGATAATTGTCTTGCCTGCGCCAGTTGCTACTTCTTGCAATGCCTGGGGATTTTTAAGAAAGTTGTTAATTACATCAAGTTGATAGTCACGTAACTTGATAGGTTGGCCTGCTTGTTGATGACCTGGTGGCCAACAGCGTTCACCCCAAAAATCTTCAGTAACTTCTGGAAACGCTAACTTAATTGGATCACGCAAATCTTCTACTTCTTCCAAAGAGATGCCCATACTATGTAGTATTTGCATGACTTTTTCTAGTTGATTCAAATAGCCATTGCCACCAAGGCCAAACAAACTGACTGTTCCGTCCCAACGACCAAGTTTATATGCTGGATGGTACCTTGCATACGGTGCAAAAAATTTAAATGCGTTTGCTAACTTCTTTCGTGCGTCTAACTCAAGACCTTCAATCTTGATATTAACTTCATCTTTAATGACTAATTTTACAATGCCCATGTACTAGTCGCCCATCCTGTGTTATTGTCAAATATACTTGGCTTATCCGAGTATGAAATAATTAAATCGCATCGATTACTATATACAGCCGACTTGCTGTGACGCAAGTTACTACCTAACACTATAACACTTTTTGGTGCCCAATTGCAATCTTTTAGAAAGAATTTGGGTAATTTTCCTGTTTGTATTCCAGCAACAATAGTGTCGTTATTCAACGGTGAATTGTAGTGATTGTCTTGTATAAATGAATTAAAGATTTTTCCGTTTGTATCATTTTGCAATCTAAAATAAATTCCAACACCTTTAGAAATTTCATTTTTTTCCAAAGAAATGTGAAGATTTTGTAAATTCTTAGCACATGACTCTGCGCTATGACTATCAAATATAACCAGCATTGGAAGACGATTAAGTTCTTTTAAACTACCAATTACATCTCCCAATGAATGAGTATTTGAGTTAATCCATATTTTTTGCTGTGTTCTGCTCACTATAAAATTTGTTAAATTTTCGGCATTTTCTTCGATTTTTTTGGTCAAATAGTGGTATCTTGTTTTACGGTCTTGAATTAACAATTCGTTAGATAAATTATTGTGACCTATATCATTTATTAGTGCTGTTTGTATCAGCGGATACATTTCTTCGTTAAAAAAGAATTTTTTGCATTCGGTAGCAAATTGCCATTTCTTGATAATTTCGTAAAAATCGGTGATTTTTTGGTCAAATTCAAATTTGTGCGGTTTAAGTAAATCCACAATGCCAACAATGTTTTTTTCAGCTAGTTCTACACTAATTAGTTTAGTGCTGTTTACAGTAACACCACCTTCTACAAATTTTCCAATGGATTGCAAAACTTTTCGTATAGTGCCATTGGGTGCAAATTCAATAAAAATTGCTGGTTCTTTGTCTTTTACGGTTTTTATATAGACTTTTTTAGTAGTATCTACTGCACGAAATCTTTTAGACCAACTAGGAGAAATTAAGATACTTTCAATCTGTGGTTCGATGGTTAAAAATTTATTACTGTATTGAGTAAGTAATTTTAACAATAAACGACTTTGATTTTCGGTGATAAAAACTGGGCTAGATACAGCACTAGTCAAACTACGCAGTACTTTGGAATCTCGTGCTGGAAGATATTCTTCTATTGTTGGAGATGTATGCGAAGTTATTTTTAAAAGTAAGTTGTCTACAGTTGTCATACTTTATATTATACAGTAAAGATTTTATAAGTCAACCTTTTTACTGAATAATTTAATCTTGACGTTCTATATCGTCTTCTGAGCAATATTTGCCGTATTGTATTTCTACAATTTTGCATGGCTCATCAAATGGATTATAAATTCGATGCCAATCATTAAGCGGTACAGATAATTGGCTATGTGCGGATAATTCGATGGTTGGTAACCCGTATCCGCCAGGCATGCGTTGCTCTACTGCACACTTACCAGAAGTAATATGCCAAAATTCATGCCTAAATTTGTGTTTTTGTAAACTTAAACTACATCCAGGATTGATTGTAAGTTCTTTAACTTTAGTACCGTTTACTTCATGCAGTACACGATAATATCCCCAGGGACGTTCAGTCTTTGGTGCTTTCCATTCGTCCAAAATCCAACTTGAGCTGTTGGCTTTGTTTGTTCCGCCAATTCCAAATTTAAATAATACATTAGGAACTGTTATTTCAGGTATATTAGATGCATTGCGATCTCCACCGTTGGCAAAGATCAATTCACCGTCTGGAAAGTGCGCTTTTACTTGCTGAATAAAATGTTTTGCGGAATTATCTTCATCGTCGAATGTGTATACTTCGTCTACCATAGACAGATTATTGACGATACACAATCTTTCATTCCAGGACATAAATGCTCGTCCTTTCTTACGCTCTAGCCAAGCATCGCTATTAAGTCCAACAATTAGCATGTCGCCTAGCGTTCTTGCTTCCTTAAAATAAGCAATATGTCCGCTATGTAGCGGATCAAATCCGCCAGTTACTAATACTATCTTCATAGTGTAGCATCTTCCATACCAGCAGTACGCAATTTAATTACGTTACTCAATTGCCACTGTTTAACGTCCAGGCCTTTAGTAATGCCAAGCCATTTGTTACGCAACAAGGCAAATTCGTTGATGATCTTTTCAAAGTCTACAACGTCAGCTTCACCTTCTACAAACTTTTCACAGTCCCTAGAAGATAAAGCTCGTTGATAGTTTTCTAAATATTTACGAAAGTGTTGACTTTTTAAACGCCTAAGTTCAATATGCAAGTACTCAAGGATAGCTTCAATTTCTTGTAGTTGACTGAATCGTTGTTCAACAATACCAGGCATGGAAGCGGCCGCCTTTTCAATATTGCCTTTAATATTCGTGTCTTGACGTGCTCCAATTAACTCATCGTTAAAATATGCCACGGCATCTGGAATATAAGAAATGTCTTTACTAACCTTGGCGTACCACATGTTATTCTAACTCTTTATAGTCATTATCTTCGTCTGAATCTTCATCCAAATAATACTCAATAGCATCATCGAGAGTACTGTCAACGCCAGTAGCACCTTCAAGTACACGATCTCCAACACCAAAGTCTGCTAGTAAATCTACATACCGCTCTGCTACTGCTTCGTGATTTTTCTTATCAATAAACTCACTGAATAGAATCCATACATCAGCTATTTGTGTTTCATTCAACATTTTCGTCCGTCTCCTCAGGAATGGTAGTTGTTGTTATTTCAGGTTTGATATGGAATTTTGCCATTATCATATCTAATTTATCATCTTTCCATTCTTTACGATAGAATTTGAATTCCTCACCAGTCTCTGGATCAATCCATTTGAGCCTGTTGCCTTCTTGTTTTAGCAAGCCAGCTTTCTCGCACATATCCACCATTCCTGAATAAGGATTCATACCTGTTTCATATGGAATTTTAATCTGTACAGTTTCAAACGGTTTACTGTAACGAGTTTTCATAATCTTGCAACTAGCACGAATACCCATAACGTCTGATACTTTATTGCCGTCCTCATCCTCTTTAAGTTTGAGTTTTTTCATAGCAACAACAATACTAGAAGCGTAAACAAAACCTTGTCCACCACTAATCTTGTCATCTGGATCAAACATATCTTGGCTTGCGTATGTGTGATTTGTACAAACCATTCCAACATTGTAACTACCAAACATGTTAACACAGTTACGAACTAATGAGGTTAATGCTTTTGGCTTACGACCCATATCCCCCTTCATGTCACCAGCTTGGAACTGATTAATGTCGGTAGGGGTAAGCAACATACC